AACGATATGACCGATATTTCGCCACCGTTTACGACAGTGACTGTAGCAATTCCGGAAGAGGGATTAGACCGTATTGATCGCAACGCAAACGCTGAAACGTCTTGTGCCCAGACCAAAACGTCTTGTTCAAGGGCGCAAATTTCATGACGGGTCGCGACACAACGCTTGTCGCGATCTAAAAGCGCTCGCAAACGATCCGACGCAATGATCATCGTTGCGTCTATCGACGATGCAGCGTGAAGCAGGGCGTCGTCGGACCGATAAGGTTCATAAAGACACTGGAGCAGGTTGGTCACCTGGTCTGGGGTACCGTTGAACCGATGTTTGCAACGGGCGGGATCAGCATAGATGCTCGTTTTTACATGGTCTGTCGCTCCGGCCTTTCCTCGAGCCATCGCGGCATGTGTGATGACGAGGCATGAAAGTACAACAGACAGAAAAAGACGACAGGACTTTTGTGTCACGGCTTATTTTGCTCAAAGATGGTCGGATTTGATCGGAATTATGACGTTGATCACGAAGTCCGGCAAGTAAGAAGTTTGCGCTCTCCTCAGGCCGCTCACCCGGCCGGATGGACGCGCTTGGATGGGCGATCACAGCACTTGCTCTGGGAGCCAAAGGCGCGCCGCGAATGCAGCGGATTGAGCGCAAGAGAGTGTAATGGAGATAAAAGATGCATGAGCGTCAAGCGCACCACAACAAGGCGCATGATACACCGTCTTATGCGCACAAGACGCATGATCCCGCGAGCCCGGCTCTTGAGCGCAAAATCGCGCAAGTGTCAGTGCGCCTTGCGCGACCGGACGCGCCCTATCAGGATCCCGAAGTCGCCGCCGGGTGGGCGCGGCATCACAGACTGTTCAAGTTTAATCCCAACCATGATGAACTTGGACGGTTTGATTATGGCAGTGGTGGGCGGGATGCGGATGGTCGCAGCGTTACAACGCCCAATCGATCAACCGTAATCATTACCGATCCGGATGGGCATACGGAAGTAAGATCCGGGGGATCACAATCTTGGCGAAACAACAATCCGGGAAACATCCGTTCCGGTCCATTTGCAACACGTCAAGGAGCTATTGGAGAAGCCAATGGCTTTGCAGTTTTTGCATCCGAGCAAGATGGACAAAGCGCTCTTAACGCATTACTATCAAATTCGAAATATTCAAATATGACAATTAATTCGGCTATTGCGACATATTCTCCCTCAAGTGAAAATGACCCTGTCTCACATGCCGAAAATATCTCTCGAATCAGCGGTTTGCCGGGTGATCGCTTAATCAGCAGCTTGAGCCAAGACGAGTTTTTTCGATTAACAAGCGCTATCAAAATCGCTGAGGGCTTCAAGCCGGGGTCTGTTTCAAAACATGATTAACGTGTCGAGATAGGTTGGACATGGGAGTTCGAAGAGTTCTAAGCGTCGCTTGTGCCATCCTCCTTTGGCCGAGCCTCGGTACAGCCTCGGAATGTCGCGAACAAAAGAATTATCAGCTTGTTTCGCTATCTCTTCCAATGACGACTTTCATAGTCGCAGATCATCCGATCATGATCGCGTCAGGCATTTACAAAACTGAAGGCGCTTGGGGCGGACCGGTTGCGACCGTTTTCGCACAAGATCATACAAAAGATTGGGAAATCGTCGCCAACGAGTTAGTCGCTACGCCGCCGTTTAAGCCTGATCACCGCCACGGTCGTGAAAGTCAATTTCTATCTTTTGGTATTCCTCATACGGGCGAGGATGCTATCGCGCATTTCATTTTCTTGATAAAAAATGACAACTCCGAATTGCTTAAGATTGAAGTTCAAAGACATCAAGGGGTGACGCCTTTTGTGCGATCCCAAGTCGAATTTCGTGTTTATAGATTGGCTTGGAATTCGGACTTCGATTTTTTTCGTTTCCGATCTTTTCTGACATTCTTATCGACTCAGCGTTATGGCAGTGTTGACGAGGCGATAGAGCTCGAATGTGCAAAGCTCAACTTGCCATAGCAGTCATTCTACTGGAGCTTTGTTAAAGTGACGACTGCACCGAGGCAGAAGCCTCTCGGTAGCCATGGTCGGACTGAAACAGATCTTTGACGTTAGGCATCATATTATCGCGAGGAGTAGCCGCCCAGATCACTTTCATGTCGAGGTGGTTTCCCCGTTCAAGTCAAAGACCTCATTGAGATCGTATCTTTGATAAAGGCCCATAGCACAACTGTGTGCGACATCGCTGTCATGCCGACGAGAGCATGACTGACGCGGCTGACGTTCGAGACCATCCCGGACCAAAGCGGCGAGCCGCCTTGATCCGGTCTGGCTTGGCATCGGTATCCGCCGATTGGGGCGAGGCGGGACCTTGGCGATCTAAGCCGCAACAGACGCGCGGCGCACCTGACCTTTGTGACAGGATTACGGGTTTTGACCCTGTCTCTTGTGACAGGGGTACCGGTTTTCGACCCTGTCCTTTGTGACAGGGCCACCGGCTTTTGGCCCTGTCTTTTGTGACAGGTTTTTGCGGAATTTCACGAAAATTTAAGGAGACAAAAATGGCCGATATTATGATGAGCGTGTTGAGTGGTGTGCAAAAGCGCCTCAAAGACATGGGCGACGGCACCGTGGCCGAAGTTGTTTACAATGCGAATGCATCCGGCGGCGGCTCGGGCGGCGGATCATCGCTTGCCGACACATTGCTCACCGATACGAATGGCGTTTTGTTTGTTGCACGCGACACGGGCTCTGCGATCACCTATGCGCGTGTTGATACGGGTGCCGCTTATACGCCGGTTGCGCCCATTCAAGTGGCTGACAGTCTTGCTGTTGGCACGGACAATGCCGGCGTTACGCAGCCTGCCGGTGGCGCGGGCCTTCGCGGTTGGCTTTCTGGCATTTATGGCAGCCTCGCCTCTCTCGTTTCAACGGCGAATGGCAAAGCAGCGAGGGTCGTGATTGTTGATCCATCGACGGGTAATGGCTCACTCGTGCAGGCATTTCACAATGCCGACAATCAAGCGCTCGGAGCAACCTCTTACGGCGTGATGACAGGTGGTGTCGATCAGCTCTTGAACGGCGCAGGCACGCTTGATCGCAAACGCGGCGTATCCGGGGATGCGATGCCCGCAACCGGATTGGCCGCTGAAGTTCCGATGCTGTGGAATGGTGCATCTTATGATCGCGCACCAGGCTCAGCAGCGTCTGGCATGAAAGTGACGGTTGCGAATCTGCCTTCCCTCGGGCCGCAACTCAGTGCCAATGCCAGCGCCGTGACAATCGCATCCGATCAAACCGTTGCAGTCAATGCGGCGGGCGTTTCGACAACGGGATCGATTGCAGCCCTTAACGCGGCGGTGACGCTCAACGTCAACGGGGCAAGTGGTGTCGCGATCGACTTGCGAGGTACCTTCGTGGCGACAGTCACATTCCAAGGATCAGTGGATGGTGTGAACTGGACAGCATTGCCCGCACAACCGCTTGGATCGCTTCAGAGTGTCAATTTTGTTACGAGCGCGACAGCACAAGGCGCCTGGCTCGTCGAGTGTGTCGGTTGTGTGCAAGTGCGCGCCATAGCAACCGCCTTTACGTCTGGCAGTGTAACAGCAGTGTTGCGCGGTGTGACATCTCCACCATGGTCGTACGCCGCGTTGGCTGGCACGCCGAGTATCACGGTGAGTGCCGGAGCATTGACGGGGGCTCTCCCAAATGGCGCTAACCTCGTTGGGGATATCGGTGTTGAATATCGCGCGAATGCAACGGGCGCAGCTTCTGTCGCAGCCGTGATGTCTCCGGCAACCCCAAGTGTCACTTCTGCAAAAGCGAGCGCAGGGCGTTTGCTCGGTGTGATGATTCAGAATTCGGCGACGTCACTGCGTTCGATAAAATTCTGGAACGCAATAATAACCGGCATCACGCTTGGAACGACTTCTGCTCTGTTTGAAATTGATGTGCCCGCGGGTGGCGCGGTGTTTATGGGCTTTGAAGGTGGCATCGGGTTTTCGACAGCGATTTCTTACGCTGTCACCGGCGCAAAAGGCCTGACCGACGCAACGGCTGCGGGTCTTGTCGCCAATGATCTTTCAGGCACGCTGATTTACGCTTAACCTTTGCATAAGGAGCTGCCGTCATGACGACCTCCACCTCTGCGTTAACCGATACGGCAACAACGCTAGACACACTCAACAGCGCCGCCTCACAATTTGGCACAACGCTGGAACAGGCTTTTGCAAAAGGCGTTGAGCAAGGCAAAAATTTCGATCAGATTCTGCAATCAGTCGGTGCAAAATTGCTCGATATTGCGGCGAAATCAGCTGTACCAGATTTGGGTGCAACCTTGAGCGACACCACGCAATCTCTATCGAGCGTACCAGCCTTTGCTGACGGTGGCGTGATTGCAACACCGAGCTATTTTCCAACCGCCACCGGGTCAGCGCTTGCGGGCGAAGCAGGGCCTGAAGCCATTATGCCTTTGCAACGGGGCGCGGATGGGAAATTGGGTGTTGCAGGCGGTGGTGCGCCTGTCGTGAATGTGTCGATTGCCGCGCAAGATGTCGACAGTTTCCGGCAATCGGAAGCGCAAATCACTGCGGCCCTAGCGCGTGCTGTCGCACGCGGTCGTCGCGCGAGCTAACTTTATCAAGGACAAAACCCATGATGTCATTTCTCGCGCGTCTGACTGGACGCCGCGCGGCCTCGCACGCGCCTGAATCAAAAACATCGCGCACAGGGCCTTTGATCGCGCTCTACGAAACCGGGTTGCCGCAATGGACGCCGCGCGATTATGCGGCGTTGATGCGCGAGGGCTTCTCGCAAAACCCGATTGTCTATCGCGCCATTCGCATGATCGCGGAGTCGGTTGCCTCGGTGCCGATGCTCTATTTCGATGGCCGCGTTGAATTAACCGAGCATCCGTTGGAAGCGCTGTTGTGTCACCCCAACCCCGCGGATTCAGGTGCAAGCCTCAAAGAGGCACTCATCGGCTATTTGATGGGATCCGGCAATGGCTATCTCGAATGTGTGAGCGTCAATGGTCAGCCGAAAGAGCTCTATGCGCTGAGGCCTGACCGGATGCGTGTGGTGCCCGGTGCTGATGGGTGGCCGCAAGCCTGGCTTTACACGATCAATGGCGAAAGCGTGACTTATGATATGACGCAAAATGGCGTGAAGCCGATTTTGCAACTCGCTTTGTTTAATCCGCTCTCGGATCATTATGGCTTATCACCGATTTCACCGGCGGCCTATGCGATTGATCTGCACAATGCCGCGTCCGCATGGAACAAAGCCTTGCTTGACAATGCTGCGCGGCCTTCCGGCGCTTTGGTTTATACGGGGCCGCCGGGTTCAACATTGTCGGCGGATCAATTTGATCGCTTAAAAGCGGAGTTGAATGACAGTTTTCAAGGCTCGGCCAATGCCGGGCGGCCTTTGCTGCTCGAAGGCGGGCTCGACTGGAAACCCCTGTCGCTGACGCCGAAAGATATGGACTTTAATGAGGCGAAAGCCAATGCCGCGCGTGAGATTGCGCTCGCCTTTGGTATTCCTTCGATGTTGCTCGGAATACCGGGCGACAATCGTCACGACAATTACTCAGAAGCCAATCACATTTTCTGGCGTGAGACGGTTTTGCCTCTGGCGATCCGCATGCATCAATCAATTGCGCATTGGTTGGCACCCTCCTTTGGCGAAGTGGATGTGAAGCCGGATTATGATCGCATTGACGCGTTGTCGGACGAGCGCGCGGCTTTGTGGTCCCGCATCAATGCAGCAACATTTTTAACCAATGACGAAAAGCGTGAAGCCGTTGGCTATGGTCGCCTCGGCGCAACGCCAACTCAGGATATCGAAGATCAGGCCGATGCCAGCAATCTCTCAGCTGAATCGGATGAAGGCGAAGCAAATGATGACACGTTTGATGGCCCTGAACCAACGCCAAACCCAACCACGCGTCCGGGATCGTTAACGCCTTATGCGTCAGCGCTTTCGGCGGGCTCAGGCGCAGATACTGAAGGCGATGCTGCAAGCGATGGCGCGCCATGATTGGGCATGCCTTTGATACCATTCTTGGGCGCGGCGATCTCGCGCATCTGGCCTTGTTTTTATGGGCTTTAGGCTCCTCTGCCGCCGCATTGATGCTGTTCAAAGAATTGGCGGCAGCGAACCGGCGCTTTGATGCCTTTGTGCGCGAATTGCATCATTTGAACAGCCATCTCTTCACAGGCGAATGACGCAGCCTGACATGATCGAAAGGAGTGCTCATGATGAATGAAGAAGCAAAGCGACGAAACCGCGTGAAGCCGTCGGATCAGACAGATCTGTCGGTGTTGCCCGAAGCCGACACGGTGTTCGCGACATTTGTTCGCAAATTGGAACGACTCGCCAAGCGCAATGCCATGCGGCGCATGGGCACAGCAAGATTGCGAGGGCGTATCGCATGACGGGGCTTTCCCTAAGTGACAAGCCGGGTGCCTTCGAAGGCTATGCCTCGCTGTTTGGCGTTGCGGATTTGTCGCGTGATATTGTCATGCGTGGAGCCTTTCAAAATAGCCTCGCGTCCAAAAATCCCATTAGGCTGCTATGGCAACATGATGCTGGCCAGCCCTTAGGCATTTGGACAGAGGTTTTTGAGGACCGACGCGGATTGTTTTGTCGCGGCGAGCTTAACCTCAATGTGCAACGCGCGCGCGAATTGCAGGCGCTCTTAAAGCAAGGTGCCATCGACGGGCTTTCGATTGGTTATAAAACCCGCAAAGCCAAGCGCGATCCCTCAACAGGTGCAAGACTGCTTCTCGATGTTGATTTGTGGGAAATCTCGCTTGTGAGTTTTCCATTGTTACCGCAGGCGCGCGTCACGGCTGTCAAAGCCGAGACGCGGCAGGCATGTCGCTCTCACGCCGCGCTGATGCAAGACGCACGGCTGATTTTCAAATCCCCCAACCAGACAAGGATACTGCAATGACAGGTTTTGACACCGTGGCCCAGAGCCCCGAAACAAAGGCGCTTCACACCCAAGAGCGCGAAGTGATTGATCAATTGATGCGCTCATTTGAAGAGTTCAAGATTGAAAACAATCAACGGCTTGCTGTGATTGAGAAAGGCAAAAGCGCCGATCCGCTTGTTGATGAGAAGCTCAATCGGATCGACAATTTTATGGGCCAGGCGCAATCGCGCTTGGAAGAATTGTCTCTGCGCGCGCGCCGCCCGCAGCGAGAGACGGCGGTGAGCGAGAAGAGCTTTAATCCTTCTGTGGATTTGCACCGCAAAGCGTTTGATCTCTATATGCGGGCAGGTGAGACAGCGAATTTGAAATCGCTGGAACAGAAGGCACTCTCAGCGGGGTCTGGCCCCGATGGTGGCTATCTTGTGACGCCGGCGGTGGAGAGCGATATTTTGCGGCGTATGAGTCAAGCCTCACCCATCCGCTCGATTGCGATGGTTCAATCCTCCACCACCGCGAATTTCCGCAAGGCCTATTCAACCACAGGCCCCGCAGCAGGGTGGACCGGCGAAACAGCGGCAGTGACGGCCACGGCTACGCAGCAGATCGTCGATATGAATTTTCCGGCCATGGAACTTTATGCAATGCCATCGGCCACGCAAGTTTTGCTTGATGATGCGGCCGTTGATATCGAACAATGGATCGCGAGCGAAGTGGAAGTCGTGTTTGCCGAGCAAGAGGGCGCAGCCTTCGTCAATGGCGATGGCGTGACACGGCCACAGGGCT